GTCTAATCCAGCTACGTTTAATCCCGCATCTTGTAACGCGGCTACAATAAAATCTGAAGATTCTTTACTGAAAGAAGCAGCGAAGTCTTTGTCGTTAGTGGCAAGCCCCTCGTATTGCCCTTTAGTCAACCAATGCTGGTAACCATCTACGTCGTCGCCTAGCCCATGTATTTCTTTGTATTGTTCGATATTAAAGTCGGGCGTCATGGAATCTACAAAGGCTTTGTCTACAGCGGTGTAGAGCGGCTTCATGTCATCTTCTAGTTGGTCAGCGTCGGATACTAACTTTTCTTGTATACCTTTTATGTCTTGCGTGTAAGTTTCAATTAAATCGTCGTTTGTATTAATTGTACTTGTTAACGTTGTGAGTTTAGGTTTGCCCTCTTCGTACGCAGTATTAAAAGCCGTTGTAGCTGTGTTTTTTTCGTCAATAGCGGCGTTGAGCAGCGACCAATTTGCGTCAGTCTTGTCGGCGTTAAACGCATCTGCGGCCAAACGGTATTTAGCGTCAGCCGCGTCCATAACGTCTTCTTTACCTTTGATCTCGTCGTATACTACGTTATACTCATCAATGGCGTTGTCTCTGGCCGCACCAGCTTTGTTTAACTCGTCGGCTTTAGTTTCCATCTCTTGGTAAGTGCCACGCACTTTGTCGATAGAATTTTTAACGGTTTTATCCGCTACTTTATTAAACGCGTCTTGGCCGTATTCTTGTAATGTGCGCGATATAGCGTCACCAATGTCACCACCACTAAGTGCTGCGGTAGCACTGCGCTGAACAGCAAGAGTTAATGCTTGTACTTCGGCGTCACCTAAATTTGGGTTGTCCTCAAAGAATTGAGTTAGTCCTTCGGTGACTACTTGACTGCGCATAATTGCACTGGCAAACATCTCTTCTGTAACATCCTGCCCTGTTAACGCCGCTGTAAGCGCTGTTTTTATTATGCTTTGGGCAGGTGTAGGTAGTTTTGAAAACGATCCTTTTATGGCTTCGGACGTGTCTGTAGCAGGCATACCTCCCGACGCTGCATCTATTTTGCCCATCGCAGCGTTTACGCCACGAGTAACTCCAGCGCTTAACCCTCCCTGCAAAAAGGCTTGCCAAGGGTCTTCCCCATAAACAGCGGCAGAGGCGGCGGCTCTAACTCCACCTTGAAGCGTAGAAGAAATTAACGTATTCGCAAATTCATTACCTGTTGCTTCTGCAACGTATCCAGCAACAGCATCACCTGCATACGTAGACGCTTCACCCGCTACATAAGAAATAGCCGCTGCTTTTAGGGCGTCCCCAATATCACCACCGTTAGCCACAACTGCAGCGCCGTCAATCAGTGGTAGTGCCCAAGCATTTCCCGTCATAACCGCAGCTACTTTTGCAATCGTTTTGATGGGGTCGTCAAGCGCGGCATCAATAAAGTCCCCAACGGTGGAGACTACGGGTTCGATTACTTCATCAACAACCCAATCAATCGCGTCCGCAACCACGCCAACAACGTCTTCAACAATGTCTACGGCTACGCCTATAACTTTTTCGACTACGCTAATTACTGCTGCCATATTACATTATCTCGCTTAGAGGTATTTTACCCAAAGTGACATACGCGCGAGAGCCGCCATCTGCTTTACGCCCTACCGCAACTTCGCTGTCACCTTTGTCGGTGTATCGCTTCCACGTCTTAAACGCACTGTCGTATATAGCTCCGTCGTAGTCTGTAACGTATCGTTTTATCCCTAGTTCTTGAAGGTGAGTAAAGTATTTAAGTCCCGCAGATATAAAGTTTGAGGCGGTGTCCACCGTAAGTCCCCTACCCCACATCAAATCTTTATTTTTGCCTTTGCCCCTATGCCCGAGGAACACCGTATTACCAAACTGCACTTTATCTACGTCTTCCATCGTTAGCTCTTTAGCCAAAGCAGCGGCTACAATTTCTGTTGCGTACTCAGTTGAATTGTAATTCTCGGCAAACTCTAAAAGAACTTCGGGTGGAGTAAGCTGAGTTTCATTGCTATCAATTACAGTAGACACCCTACACCTCCGTAGAAAATAATGCAGCCGAGTATATGTTACCCATTCCAGCGGCTAGACTAAGAAATGGCCCTTGTGGGGCTGGCGCATCGTAGGACAGAAACACGTCATCAGCTTCTGTTCTATTGAGGATTTGAGGTACAATACCGCGTTCTAGGTCATTTAGCAACAGTCCTGTCTCCAGTAGGCCACTAGCGCTTAACGTATGCCCTATTCGTGGTTTATACGATGTTGCCACAAACTCATCAAGGCTGCGTAACAGTGCTGCTTTCTCTGCTTTGTTGTTAGCATCTGTGCCAGTACCGTGGGTCTTGACTATCTTTACGTCTCTCTTGTCTAGCTTGGCTACTGTTAGCGCCCCGTCTATAGCTTTAGAGTATCCTTCGCCATCAGGACGTTGCCCTAGCGGGTTTGTGTTGTTTTCAGCAGATGTATACGCCCCAAGGAACTTAGCCATAGGCTTTGACATGTTAGGATGCTCTCGTTCAAACACTGCTAATGCGGCCCCCTGCCCAACATGAAACCCTGTATTTGTCCCGTCAAACGCAGAGGGCACACGAGTCGAATCTAAAGGTATATTTGCCTTCGCGTCCCCAAAGAACTCTAAAGATGGTACACAGACAGAATCCTCCCCTGCAAGAACAATCGCGCGGTCAAAACCGTAGTGCCAAAACAAATTCTGCATATCCATTAACACCTTTAGTCCTGAAGCGCAGGCACTAGCATCTGTAGATACATGGTCGTGTACGTGAAATATGCTGGCAATGCGCCCTGCGTAGATGTTCGTAAGCGTAAGGAAGGGTATTTTGGTTTTATAGTGTAGCTCTGCTTCGGTGTTTCTATCGTATCGCCCACTTGTGCCCATCCAACCTTGACTACCTGCCGCAAACATAAATGCAGTTTTGCCCTTTACAGGGTTATTGACTACATAATCTATAGTTTCTTGCAGTATCACTTTGTCAAAGGCTTTATGCGGTGGGTAAAACAACCCAGACTTTGCTCGCCTGAACGTATCTTTTACAATGTGGACACGCTGTGGGAAGGCTATATCCTCGTAAACTGTTGTTTCTGTGGTAGATAACGTTTCGCAATGGGTCATGTATATCATGTAACAGTCTCCATAGCAGCTTCTACGGAGTCAAAATCGCGTTTTTTGTTTTCCTGCATGAACTCGTGCATGGTGCTTAAAGACTCCATTGGTACGTTAAAATCTTCTGACTCGGGTATGCCGTAAATGTCCATCAGTAGCACCATGATAAGCGTCACATCCAAGCTATCTAGCCCGATATCTTCTTCTGATAGTTTTGTTTCTAAGGAAGTTGGTTTTGTGTATTTTTCTGGACGCGGGTTGGTTTCAAGCACGCAAGCGTCAAAGAGTTCTATAAAATCCATTTTGCACCTATTTGTTAAGGGTGCAGTCACAATACAACATTTTTATACTGGTGGCTAGTTAAGTTACTTCAAGAATACTAGCTACAACGTGTAACCTGTTAGCAGTAGCGGCTGTCACCTTTACTATTTCTCCTGCGCCTACAATTAGCGGAGCGGTTAGTAGCTCTACAGTCCCGCTGGCCCCTACAGCTTTGACGTGAAATAGGCTAAATACAGACGATCCGTTTGTTATAGTAACCGTTATAGTGTCTGCATTCCCGCTGTCCTCGGACACAAGTATAGACTTTACTATGCCTGTTGTCAGTGCAGCGCAGGTATACAGCGTGGTCACGTCAGTGGTTGTGAGGTCTTTTTTCGCGTTTACATATACATTTCCCATTAGCCTATAAACCACCCTATAGCTTCAGATTGTTTCGCTAAAGAATTGTTCCGCAACGCGCTATCCAACTGATTAAAATACAATCGCAAAACTTTGTTAGCTTCTTCAAACTGAAACGGTTCGTATTCTTTAGGCGGGTATGGCAGTGCTGGCGCACGAAACCCTATGATGTGGTCGTTATTAGCCATTACCGTCTCCCATCAGGGCGCATGTCAAGTCTAGGCGAACCTAGCTGCCATTGTACGCCTACAGTAGAGGATTCTATTTTCATAGACATTTGCCTACCTCTTACGCGAGTGTGTATTTGACTTGTATATACATCAACAGGAGAACTAGCGGTACGTACCACTGTCCCTGTGTTTACACCACTCTCAGACGTTGGCGAGTTATACCCTGACCCTGACGAGTTTAGAGGGAGCAGTGTCATGTTTATAGTTGGTGTACTACCTGTAGAACCCTCGAATGACACATCTGGTATCAATCTGGACACAAGCGCAAATTGATGACCGTCATCAAGGTCAAATTCAGCAGAGGTTATAAACGCGGATATAGCAGCGGGTGTAGCTGTCTCGTTGTCGTCTATACCTTTCTCATGTTCTACGACCACGCCGTTGTACGTAGTTGCAAGTGGGAAAGCCCGAAGTCCTGAATCCAACCACGCAGATCGTGCCATAGACCCATAATACCATATGTTATCAACGTAGTTGTAGACGATATAGCTATCGGCAGTAACCACATCTGAAGAGCAATAGAACCACCACACTTCGTTAAACGCTTCGTTGTTACCCGCAAAGACTTGTTCAAATTGTTCTGGGTTAAAATCGCTAAACACGTATTTACGTAAATCACAGGGTAATGGCTGCGTACGTCCATCGTATTTGTAGAACCTATCTTTACCCATCCAGTAGGCGACACCGTTAGCGTAGGCTACAGCGTTTTGTGAGGCTATAGAGGTCTGTTCGCCAACCAGCGTAGCGGCCCACACTCCAGATTCTGCACCCACGTACTGCAGGGAATACATAGACGAGTCAGTCCATATCAAGACTTCCTGTCGAGCCTGAGAGGCAGCTATAATCTCTGTGCCCCGAGACAGTCGCAAGCTACCCGCTTGGTTCGTCGCATCAGGAGTCCAATTTTCAGCGTTTTCTTGGTCAGACCAACGAATTAACATAGGGTCTTGGACGATTGAGCCTAGCGGGTTACCGCCAAAACAAAACACAAAACGGTTAATATCCGACACGAGAATAGAGTTTTGTATTATAGGTATGTTTGATCCTGTTAGTTCTACCGCCCTAGTACGCAGGTCATTTGTAGCTTCCCAGTAGTATATACGACCCCCTCGGAACCCAAAGATCAGGTCTTCACCAAAGTTTTGTTGTGTCCATACACGTAGCTCCTCTTGGCTGGATAAACCTGTACCGTACAAACCTGCACCCCAGCCCCCTGCACCCCAACCTGATAGGTCTGAGGCTGTAGATACACCGACGTTAAGTTGATACGCCCCTACGGTTGCACTACCGCCGTTACCTGAGTCAGATGAAGTAGATGCTACATTGGTAAATGTAAGCGTTGTATTGCTAAAACTTTTTGCCAGTATTGTGTACTTACTGTCGCCTTCAAGAGTTAGTATTTCGTACTCTAAGTTTAATACAATAGCAGTGAAATTGCCGCCTAAAGTTACCGCGTCAGAAAAAGTTACAAAATCGCCAGCTACAGACCCGTTGCCAGCGTCACTAACTAGAATAGTAAAACAAGTTACCGCCGCACCGTTGCTGTGCGTAGCTGCTGTAGTGCTAGTAACCACGTCA